ACTGTATACACTGTTTTCAATGAAATAAAAAAAATAAAAAAAATAATTTTTAAAAGTGGTTACAATGGATACAAAAGTTATTATTGTTATATACCAACACTTATTCGCTCAAAATTGTATCTTTTCGTTGGATACAATTGGATACAAAAGATACAATTCTTCAAAAAGCTAGCAATACCAACAACTTAAGGGACGCGCGCACATGATTCATTATTTTTATTTTCCATTTTATAAGGGGAGGGGTATACAGTAGTATGTTCAGGAAGAAATCTAAATATAAGCACGTCTCCATCAACAAGAAGAAGTATTACTTCTATAAGATATCCTGGTTGGATATCACTTCTGATGGGGGTCATGCAACAGCAGATGAGTTCGATAAGTTTGAATGTTCGAAGATGGTCTCGTATGGGTATGTGTATAAAAAAACTAAAAAGTTTTTATGGACGTTTGCTAGTTATGATGAGAAAGATGAAGCATACTCGGATAGAAACATATATCCAATTAAATGTATTACAAAAATGGAGAAGCTAGATGTCTAGTATTGACGTTATTAGTGAAGAAATGTACAACGTTTGGAAGGAGGATTTTATGCCTAAGAAAAAGAAAAAAGTTAAAAAGAAAAAGAAAAAAGCTAAAAAGAAAAAGAAGAGATAGTTAAGATGTGGAATCCGGATCAGGTTTTTGTTGTGGCAATGGTAATTTTTTTTGTTGCTTCGATTTATGTTTTGAGTCTGATTCCGCACTAGCCTTATTTAAAAATTCTTTAGCCTTTAATAATCTCTCGTTCTTCTCTTTGATTGTTCTCATTCTTTCATAGAGTTGATCGAGATTCATGTCGTCAATTTTGCCATGTCTTATGATCTTTTGATCGATATAAAATCCCCCCACTTTACCTCGAGCTATTTCAGTGGTAGCTGCGCTTGCTAGATTTCTACTGTCTTTTTTACCCATATCCCTGATCTTTCCTAGTTCTTCCAGATGACCTTCGTAACTTATACCATATTTTTCTCTTACTTCATCTCTTAGGTTACTGATGTAAGCACAGACCAATGGATAATGTTTTGGATTGGTCATGATAGATCCTTCTCTAGATGCGTCCGAGTAGCCTGCGCGCTTTGCGGCCTCTGTTTTTGTAATAGGATTCCCCTCTACTCCAAAGACGATGAGATTAGCAAATTTCATTTGCTTTGGTGTTAATTGTTTGGCTGATCCTCCATCATATGGAGTTTTGCTGGCATATTTAGTCATAGTGTTTGACAATATATACCACTTATTTTATAAGCGCAACAGAATGGCAATTACAGGAAAGGTTCTAGATCACGTTTTAAAAAAGTTTATGAAGGCTGAAGTTGCTCAGAACGCGAGAGTCCAAGTGGAATTACCAAACGGTGAGATGTACGATATGACACAGGTTTTACTCCTGGAGAATCGAATCTTGGGCGATAATGAGACCCATAGATTAGTTTTCAGATGCAAAAAACCTGTCCATAATATTGGCAAAATCATCGGTAAATTATAAATCCGTCTTGGGGTGGTAAATTATCCATGACCGAGCGACAACTTTGGAGAAAATTAAAAAATGAGTCTAAGAGAATTACGTGGACACGGCTGGAAAATTGGGCTTTATTCGGCACTCCTGATCTTTTGGGCTACTCTCCTGGTGGGCACTTTTTCACTGTTGAATTAAAAGTTACCACCCCAAAAAAACCCAATTTTGTGAGGTTCTCTCCTCACCAAATATCTTTTCATGTTAAACATAAAAAAAATACTTTTGTCCTGGTAGCTTGTGCCCTGGATCAGCTTGTTCGCTTGTACCCTGGAGCCAGGATCCTGGAGCTTGTAGACTCAGGCTTGAAGCTTGAACCCTTGGCTTGTGGCCTCGCTTCCTGTGTTTCCCTGCTTGAGGGCTTGTAACCATTGTCCCTGCACCACTGATCGTGGATCTGATCAATAATTTTCGGGCGCGTTCGGGCGCCTCCATGGCTAGTGAATCTTGTATTGGACTTCATGGATATCTTTAGACCAGCACGCGCGACAGCTGCCGCAGTTGTTGCCTTGCTCGGGCGCCGGGCATATGTGACCGGCCCGCGGCTTCGTCACTACCGTGGACCAGTGGGTCCAGGCGTTGCCGGGCTTCGTATCATTCTTTGCGTTGCTTAATCTTATTATTAAATTTCTTGGAATGCTTGAACCCTGAAGAGGTAAATATTTCCGCTCCTGAGTTGGCAGCCAATGCATTGTATCAGGTGTTAAATTACATACTTCAAAAATATTTTTAAGGTGCCAGGGGCCCTGAATATCTCCGCTGTCGTGCCATCTAAAAAATTTTTTTCCTTTAATTAAAACAGCCATTGCCTGGACCCAGAGCGGATGTGTTAATGATTGGAATCGGCGTTCGAGCGCGGCCGCTTGTATTGGCATTATATATCTATTTTTTAAAGCATAGCAGCCCTCGCATGGTGTGTCTTTAACCAGGCGCAGCTTCGCGCCTGTCTGGCAATGCAATGCAGAAATACTATAAGCCCCTTCAGGCATTTTGCCTGGAGCTGATAGGCCGCCGGTTATTTTACTGGCTTCTTTTTTATTCATAATCTTATAATATCCCAGAGCTTGTAGACTGTCAACTTTGGCGCTTGGTCCCTGATTCTTTATGGGCGGGCCCACCCGCTTGAGAGCTTGGAACCTTGTCCCTGGATCTCCAGCCCCCCGGAGGGGTATTTTCTTTATTGATTTTTTTTATTAGTTTTTTGAGTCTCATTAATCTAATAGGACCATATATTGTTTGGGAAAATGTTTTGAGAACCAGTCCAGGCCCAGTCTCATGGTGTTGTATTCTTCGAACCGCTCAGCCCCGATGATGGTATCATACACAGCTGCAGCATAGCCCGGGACCGTGCATTCTTCGCCCCCGAATCTATTCTGGATTTTAACTTCCTTCTCAGTGTAAACAGCGCAATTGAAGGGCACTGTGACCTGCTGGCCGTGCCAGTCGATTGTTTTGGGCTCTAATTTTTCGCCCCATTTATTTTTCATAATATTCCTTTCATTTTCGTGGGCGCCCTTCTACAAGTTATCATCGGGCGCCACCACTGTTATGCTAAAAGTTTGCTTGTCATAACTTGTCATACTTACATCCTATTATATCCCAGAGCCCTGGAGCTGTCAACCTTATTTTAACTCGCGTATAAAGTGATTGACTTATCTCGGAAAATCCTATATCCTAGGCCGGTGGTTGGGGACGGCGACTAACAGGGCGGGCCCACCCTGGGCGGGCCCACCCGCTTGAAACCTAATAAAAAAGCCCGCTTCGCGGGCTTGAGACCTTGTTATCATTTTTTATTTTTTTTTGGTCAAGCAGGCGCTAGCCTTATCCTGTACCGGCTTGACCCCGAATCCAGCGGGAATTCCTCTTAATCTCTGGGAACTGGATTCGGGCTCAAGTTTAATCAAACCAAACGTGCTTGATGATTAAAAACAGTAAAAAGCAAAATCCCAAAATTGGGATTAAAAATATACTATCTACAACCAAAAGATCACCCCTAAGCCGAAAGCAAGGGCGAAAATATTTAATGCCCATAACCATTTCGGCCAAAAATTAAAATGTTCTCTTAATGGCTTTCCATAAATTATCATAGAATATCTTATATATTACTTGACGATAGCTTGTCAATAGTTTAAAACTTTTATTATGTTTAATTTAACAGAAAGGAACAAATGGCTAGGCTAAGACTAAATCAAGAGTACCGCAATAAAATCGCAAATCGTATGCGTGTACATCTTGAACAAGAAAACACGCAAGAAAAAGAGAAATTCTTTCAATTAAGAGAGAGTTTTTTAGACAAGCAAAATCAAACTTGGGAACTTGCGAAAGAATGTGTGACAAGACAATATCCAAAAGATGATGTCAAGATGGCACATTACTTACAAGACAAATATCCAAATGTTAATACTATCGCAAAAGATAGTTGTTTCCATTTTGGTTTTATGGCGAAGAAAGATGGACATGAAAGTGATGACCCAAATCCATTTAATAATGAAAGACATAACGAGAG